CCAGGTATTCTCTAACGGCTTGTCGAGCTTAGCCGCAACCGCTTCCCAACTCTCTGTGGTTGCGCGCGCCGCAATCTTGCGGATCTCTTCGAGCGCATCGGCGGTAATTGCCCATGGCTTCGACTCAATCTCGACCAGCGCGCGAATCGCGGGCTTCTTCACTCTCTCGCTCATTCGTCAGGACCTCCCGGCGCCGCTTTCCCGGGCGCTTCGTCATCGGCGGTTTCCGCTTCCTGCAAGTCGAGCGGTTGGCGGCTCTCCAGAACTTCCGGCAGCGGCAGGTTGAGTTCGGCCATTTTCGCCCGCTCGGCCGCGCGCTGCTCCAGCACTTCCTCCCAATCCCGACCTTGCTCGGCGCATTCGTCTTCGAGCGTAGTGAGGTAGTTGCGCATGCGCGTCTCGGCCGCCTGTGCTTCCTTCTGTGGGTCAACCCATCCTTTTCCGGAGCCGATCCATTTGCAGCAAGAGTAGGCAAAGCGATGCTCATAGAAGTCCGGCGCCTCTACCAGGCCGGCGTTCACGATCTCTTCAAGGAAGAGTTCGTATACCGGAGTCGCCCAGAAATCCGTGAGCCATTTCCTCCGACCCACAAAGAAGCGCCATGCTTCCAGCAGCATCGACCGCGCGCCCGAATAGTTGATTTTGCTGAAGTCTTTCAGGAGCAGTTCCAGCGGAACATCGAGACCCGCGGAGATATGCCGAAGCACGTTCTCGACGAACGGCCCATATACGCCGGTCGGCTGCGATGGCGTGAACGCCGTCATCTTATCGCCCGGGAACATCGGCACGACGGCACCGCCCTGAAGCTTCACGCGATATTCGTTCTTCCGTGTAAGGTAGGTTTTAAACTCTTCGCTGTTGATATCCCCGCCGAAGAGCTGCGCAAGTGCCGTGGAGTCCATCGGCGTTTCGATAAACGCCGCTATCATCGCCTGCACTACCGCCGCTTGCACCGTTGTGCGCTGGTAATGGTCCAGCATTTTGAACTGGGCCAACACGGCGCTCAGGTCCGGCTTGCCGCGATGCTGCCCGGCGCGGTCCAGATCGGCCACGTGAATGACGCGCTTGCGGCCCCATGGCGTTTCCGCCGGGACGGGCTCCCACTGCATCGCATCCGGCAGGATGCCGATGTAGGCATCGCCTGGGTGCGTTTTCCGAATCCAGTACTTCGTCGGCTTGCCGAGATCGTCGATCTCAATGCCGCCGCGCATGTGCGAGCCGTCGATGCGCCCTATGGGAGTCGAGAGCCGATCGGACTCCATTACCTGGAGCTTGGTCGCGAAGCGCGAACTACCGGACGGCAGCCACATGGCGAGCGCGACGGCATCGCCGTTTAACATGCAGCCGTTGAACACCTGCCGCGTGAGCCCCAGGAAGTTGTGTGTGCCAGCGGCGTCGCAGTTCGTGGTTTCGGAGAATTCCCGCCAGTAGCTCCGCACCACCTGCGCGAACTCAATTGCCCACTCCTTCGTTTTGCCGAGAGCCCGGTAATCGGGAGTCGGCGAGAGGCGGAAACCCAGACCGACGATGTTGTCGCTCTTCGTCTGCCGCGCGGACTGCGCGATGCCGTGATTGCGGTCGAGGTCGCGGGCGCGGGGAACCAGCACGGTGCGATCGCCGAGCAGGTCCGAGTCTCCGGAGCCCGACACGGGATTCCAGCCGGCCAACTCGCGCGACGTGACGGATGCCCCCATGTGGGCTGCATCGCCGTACCAGCCGGCCGCTGCCCGGAATGTCTGGCCGCCATCGAAGCTGACCAGATCGCCACGGCGGCGCACGATTTGCTTGGCTGTGCTCATCGTCCGAAAGTGAAGAGAATCGGCCGCCGCACCGTTCCGGCCGCGGCCTTTAATTCCTCGATATAATTCCGCAACTGCTGCACGTTGACCTGGTTGTATTGCACGCGTCGCCCGTCTGGCCCGGTGATCTCGACTTCGACCTGTCCAATCAAAAGAGAGTGCAGCGCGGCCTCGGCTTCGGGAAGCCGTTGTAGTGCAGTGGTAGCATCCATCGCGTTTAGCTCAAGTAGGGATCGTCGGGAAGAACCACTTGCGGAGCGCGGAACAAAGAAACCACTGGCCTAGCGATGCCCGTGCGCTTGGCTTCGGCGAGCTCCCGGAGTTTCACGCACTCGCGGTTCAGGTGGAAAGCCTTCATCAGCTTCAGGCCTTGCGTGCACGCGTATGCATAGTTCCGGCAGTCGAGCGCTTCATTGCGCGCGCTTTCCGAGATCTTTTTCCACGAATAAGTGGGGATCGGCTTCGAATAGTCGGCCACGCGCCGCTCGGCGAGTAACATTTCGAAGTAATAGAGGTCGCGATCTCCCTTGGGAAAGTGACAGGAGCCCGGCCCGGGCGGATCTTGACGAAGCCGGGAATACACCACCTCTTTGATCGTGTCCACTCCGATCAGGAACGGCGGCGGTAGTTTGCCTTTTTGCTTCCCGAGCTTTACCGGCCACACAGCGCGTCCATAGCCGTCTTTACCACGCACGGCCCAGATGTTGCGGCTGCTTCTCTGCGCGCAAAACTCGCGGACGGTTTCCTGGTGATAGGACGCGTCGATGCAGGCGCCTTTCAGCGCGAGATCAATATTTAACTCGCTCAGCCACGTGCCGGAAAGCCAAGCGTCGAGTTCCTTCCAGACAGGTTTATCGACACCACTAGTGTCGCCCAAGAACACTTTATACTCGATGGACCACGACTCTTCGTCGGGACCCCAACCGACTAACTCGGCTTCGATGCGGTTCCCCTGGATATCGACGCCGGCCGTGAGCACGCCGACTTGCGCCGGAATCGTCGGCCCGTACGCTTCACACCGCGTGAGCAACGTAGCCGCATCAGCTTGCGCCTCTGCCGGATCTTCCCAGGCTTCGCCGAGTTTCAAGTTGACGAACGTTTTCTTGGCGATCGGCTTATCGTGCACCAACTCGTATTGCGCCGCGAGATTCGCCCAGGAGCTTTCCGGCCACCCGTACGGATAAATCAGGGCGTTCATGTGATACGAGCGAATCTTGCCGCCTCCGTTACCTGGAGCCGAAGGCTGCCACTCGCCGTGCAACAGCGCTTCGGTTTTCTGCCATTCCGCGAACCTACCGACGCACCGCTCGCACTCGTACAACACCGTTGAGGGCTGGCCCTTATCCCAACGCAAGCCACCGGGTTGGCCGGTCTTTACGCGATCGGCACCGAGGATCAATGGTTGCTTGTGTCCGCAGAGAGGGCACGGCACACAAAACTGATTTTGATCGCCCGCAAGATACCAGCGATCGATGTTCGACCGGCCCTTCAGCGTAGGCGTGGAACACAGGCCGATCTTGCGATTCGCGAACGTGCCGGTACGCTGAATGAGCAGATCCAGCGGGTTGCCCTCTTTGTCGAGATCTTCGGGATAGCCGTCGATCTCATCGGCGATGATAAACCGGCTCGGGTACGAGCGCAGGTCCGGCCCCGAGTTCGCGCCGGCAAAGACGAGCGAGTCCCTGCCTTCGCCGAATTCCTTGAGCTGCGTCGTATTCGACGCGTCGCGGCTTCGCGGCTCGGCGACGATCGCCCTCAGCACCGGGGTGACATCCACCATGCGGTCGAACCGCGTGCGGACGAATTTTTTTGCACTGCCGATTGTCGGCAGCACCATCATGGTGCTATCCGGATGCTGATGCATCCAGCATCCGAGGGCGTTGAGCAAAATCTCCGTGCCGGCGCCCTGCGCAGCTTTTTTGATGGCGACGATTTCGCACGGGTCCGACGGGGTAAGCCGGTCCATGATTTCGCGCGTGTACGGCACCCGTTCGGTTCGCCACTCGCCCGGCCAGGGCGACGGCTTACCCACCACGCGGTAGGCGTCCGCCCATTCAGAGACGGTGATTTCCGGCTCAGGGCGAAGCCCGGCGCAGAAAGCGCTAGCTACCAGTGCCGCTGCTACACTCGACACTTTCCACCAGGGCTTTCTGCTGCGCTTCGATTTCGCGAATAATGCGTTCATCGTGCTGCCTGAGAATCTGACTGACCCGCATTTCGATTTCTTTCACATCGGTGAGCCCGGCCACGGCCTGGGCAATCTGAGATGGCGCCTGCTTGCGCACGCTGGCGCAAATCCTCCCGATCTCCCGGTATGACTTCCGGGCTTCGTCGGTTCGGATCGAAAGCCCGCGCTCTTGCTCCCACTTGGCCTGCTCGCGCCACGTCGTGATCCAAGCCATCCGCCGGCGAGCTTCCGCGAAGCTTTCTCCGTCGATGACTTCCCCACCCGCCGAAGGCCATTGCTCGTTTCGCGGCGGAGGTACCGGCCAGCCGTCCCAGTCGGGGGCTGGCGGCCGGCCATTCGTTCCCGGGGCCGACAGCGGCGTCAAAGCCAGCGGCGCTCGAGGGCCGCCCGTCGTGGCGTCCGTCGACACCAGAGCCGGCGACGCTGCAGGCGGCAACACTTCCGGGTTGAGCAGAGGCGGCGGCGGCGGCACCGGCGCTGCCGCTTCCTGCCGTTGCTTCGCCGGGTCCGAGTTCGCCGCCCAGGCCTTGTCGGCTTCCTCGGAGTCGATCCGGCTGTCTTCCGTCTTCCGGATGCGTCCGCTGGCGATGGCTTTCTGCACGGCGGCGAGCGAGCAGCCGCGATGGCGCGAGTACTCGCGCAGACCCATCACCGGCATGACTGACCACCGACAACCGCATAGTATTTAAGCTGACCACCCACCGACAACCGACCCACAAACGCTGTGCTGACATCAATTTACCTGCGCGCGCCAAAACCGCCCGAAAGGACCCGCGCTCTTAACCGAAACCTCCCCGTTAAGTGCACACGCATGCACGGTTGTCATCCGATCAGCGCCTTCCACACGGCCTTGCCGAGCAGGGTAAGACCCGAGCCGATCGCCAGCATCACGACTGGCCGAACCCACTGCGCCCAGCGTGCCGAGGTGCGCGCCGCACTTTCCCGGGCCGCTTTCCGGGCGGCGGACTCGGCTTCGAGGTTGGCCACTCGGGCGCCCAGGTCCGCTACCTGCGCCATCGCCGGGTTGGCCTTGAGAGCGGCCAAATCCCGGCTGGCCTCATCCATGCTTTTCCACAACTTCGCGACGCTACTGGTCTGCCGGTCAACATTCTGCGCCAGGCCTTCGACCGTGGCGATGAGCTTGCCAAGCTGCCCTGTAACTTCTAGCTGCCAAGTGTGCAGCGATTCCAGATCGGACATGACCCTGTTAGCGCCTTCTGAGCAATGCGAAGAGCCGGGATTCGTCCGTGGCCTCAAAGATCACCCGCATTGCCCGCTTGTCTTTCCGTCGGATGACTAGCTTGCCGCCTTCCGCAGAATCGATTAGTTGAGCCACGCTCATCGTCACGAAGGAATGGAAGCGCTGATTGATATACAGCGGAACCTCGCGCCCTTGAAGCATGCCACGTTCGACGGCGAGGTACTTGCCGCCTGTCACCGCCCGACCGCTTTCCGGCGAACCAACTTCCCCCCGCAATCGGTGATTGCCTGGAGAAAGATTGCCTGATCGTCGGGATGGATGCGGCGAAACTGCATCACATGCCCTCGGATGATCTCGCCGTCACGCATTGTTTCAACGCGCGTGTATCGCTGCCCCATATAGTCAGCGATTCGCGGCATAGACGGCGGCTTAATGGGTTTGCCGGGCGTCGCGTTCTGGATCTCCATTACGCGGCCCTTGCGAACCTTGCGAACTCGCCATCCGTTGTGAAGCAGCTTCACTGCCTCGGTTGAAGTCACGCTCCGGACGCCGTGCCCGGAACTGTAAACGTAGACAACTGCCGCTAATTGAATCGTCATGAGACATTTGCGGCGAAGTGAAGCCAGCGGTTGGTAGGGTTGACGCTGGTGCGAGGGACGAATCCCCCGCAAAGTGAACGACCGGAATTTCAACGGCACCCGGCAGCCTACTACTTAAAGACCCGTTCCGGCCTTTTTACAACCGAAGCGTCGGTAGTTCGGGCTACCGTGCTCCTATTCACTATTAGCCGATCTCATGAGTGAAAGTCAAAACATTTTTGTAATTAGTTGTTTTACTCACTCAGATCAAGTTAGGTCCACACTGGACCGCATGTGGACCGCATCTTACATGGCTTCTAACTACCTCATTCTAATTGTTAGGTCCGGTAGGTCCGTATGGTCCATGTTATACGCGCACATATAACAAACATAATTGGTGAATGAGGG